GGGATTTAATATAGAAGCTGTACTTGTATCCATCATATAAGATGGAGAGTAATCATAACCCGCAGCTCCAAGATTTCTCTGTGTATTAATTCTAGATAGTCCAACCATCCAATTACCAGTATTAGCTTCACTAAAATTCATAAGACATGTTCCAGCATTTTGACTTATTGGATATTCACGATTTTGGACATAAAAACCTTGTCTAGATGTTCCAGTTATAGAACCATTAGTAGTTGTGAAATCAGTATAACCATTATTTTTTGATATATCAGTCCAAGTAATATCTGCTTCTGCTCTTGTAGTTTTAGCGGTCTGCTGTGTAGCAACAAATTTAAAACCTTTGAATGACGCACTCGTTCCATCATAGAGAGGAGTAACAGTAATACCGGTTGTAGTTTCACCCGTAATCAAAGATGGATGAAATGCTGCCTCATCAATACCTTTTTTAATTTCATTAGCCATATCTTCAATATTAACTTCATTCTTTTTGTCTCCCGCCCTAAATGCTTCACCGGCACCAATCACCGCTCTAAAAGGTTGAGTGGTTGAATTTTCAATACTATCATCGTGTAAATCTTCTATGGGTGTGCCGAAGTAATGACAGAAACCACTATTAGTTCTATCAAGAATAAATAAACCATTCTTATTGATTTTAGCACTTTGTAAAGCAATCTCACTCATAGGTGGGATTCTCATAGTATTAAGTAATCTATTTTGATAGGAGAAGGGTTTAAAAACGTTGGAGAACGATGGATCATCTTCAGTAGCAATATTTGATGTAACAACTAAACTCATTTTATAATATTATTATATATTTTTTTTAATCAAAAAATAAATCAAAAAAATTATAAATTTATATATATAATGCCTAAGAAATCAATAAAGGTGAAACCAATTACGGATCATAATAAAGTTCAATTAGATATTAAGAAATCACTAGATGAAGATAAAAAGATTAATCCCGATAAAGTGTTTGAAGGTTACAAGACAACCAAGAAAACAACAAAGAAGAAATCAAAGTATTAAGTATTTAAAATGTTGGTAATTTTAAACTATGGGTCAAATTTAGACCGTGATACAAATAAAGTATAAATGCTCTCTAATTGCTATATAAGTTAAATTAGAGTTAGGGTCTAAAATTGACCCGTGGGTCAAAGTGGGTCAAAAGTATTTAAAGTTAAAATTATTATCTATACTATAGTATAAATAATGATTATTCCAAAGTCAATTAAGTTCCACAGTAATTTATTAAGCGAAAGTGAAATCCGTGCGTATTACAGTCTTAAACGTCAAGATGATTACTATGATAAGAGATTAAGTAATATTCTAAATGATTATATAAATACTAAAGAATTTACAAGTAATAATGCTAAGCTATGTTTCAAGAAACAACTAAAGAGAATGATTGTTGAAGATAAAACTAATACACCAAAGTTTGAAGCTTTTGATATGTGGCGTGTTAATCAAATCAACGTATATATTTCAAGACAAAAAACTGAACTTCTACAAATGGATGGTAAGCAACCTTATCGTAAGAAGCGTGTTGAAAAAAGCACCGATGAAAATGAAAGACTAAAACAAGAGATTGAAAACCTTAAGAAACAATTACAAGATAAAGATAATGAAATTGATTATCTTATGGAGGAGAATGCTAAATTAAAATACAATAATGATGAAGGGTCTAATATTGATCCACCTAATGAATATTTAATTAGTGATACAAGTGATGAAGAAGAAGAAGTTGTTGAGAAACCAAAACCAAAACCAAAACAATTTGTAGTTCATTTTGATACAGAAGAAGTTGTTAAAGAAGTTGTTAAAGAAGTTGAATTCAAAACAGAAGAACAAGTACAAAAATTTTATAGTAACTTAAGTAATGATACAGAACGTGTAAATCATTATCTAAGTAAATTGAAAAATAAACAAAATCAACTTATTACAAAGTTTGAAAAGTTAGAATGTAAATCAAAGTATATTAATGATATTGATAATGAGTTTTATGATTATGTTGAATTAGAATCACATATGCTTGAAACACTTGACGATGAAGGAGATGAAGATCAGCTATATGAGAATCCTAAAAAAGATTTAACTTATAAGTTGCAAGAATTAGCAAACTGAAACTAATTCATTATAAGCATTATTAATTTTAATAAATTCATCATTAGAACCACCTTTATCTGGATGATGAACCAAGCATAGTTTTCTGTATGCTTTTTTAATATCATCTTCAGTAACTGGTGGTTCTATTTGTAGAATTTCGTGTGAGCTTGATTTCTTTAATTTATAAACTGGTTTACAAGTTCTTTGTTTTCTATGTATGAAACAACTACATGAACCCATAAACATAGGCATCCCCGTATATTGACATTTATCTTTTGTATTGTATAAATCATCATTTTCATTTCCCATATCTATTATTGAATATATTAATTAATATTAGATAATAAATTCTTAAATTATAATCTAACGTTATACCTTTAATTGACCCATATTGACCCATTAATCCATTATTATACCGTTTAATCTAAGATTATACCTCTTTAAGTAGTAAAATGGACTTAAAAAGAGTATATATTTTAAAACTTTTACTCTTTTTAAGTCCAAATCGGTCTTTAAGTAGTATAATCTTAGATTAACGGTATAATATTAGATTATTTATACTTAAAAATATAATATCTAAGTATAAGTATAGATAATATGACAATATATAATGGTTCAAATGGTTCGCTTAATTTATATTACAAGGGTTTGCTTATTAGCTCATTTCCTTTAAGTAATAAGAAAACATTTGAAGTATATCAATATCAAGGTGAATACTTAATATTGAAATCTATGAAAGATAAACTTAATATAAAACAAATTATATTTACATTCACACATTACTGTAACATGATTCATAAAAGAAAATTAAATAAACAACCCATAAGAAGAAGTGATCATCAAATGTTTATCTCTTGTTTATTTGGTTTACTTAAATTAAAAATTATTGATAATGATGAAGCTAATGGTTTTTTAGTTATGCCTAAGAAGAAAATTATCTAATGTATCCCTTAACCTTTTTTTTCCTTAACTTATCCGCTAAATCTTTATCAGCGGTTTTATATGTTTTACCTTTCATAACAAAAGCGTAAACTCTCGCCATAGCCCATTGCTCCGGTGATTTAACATTTGGTCTTACTGATTTTGGATTTGTTTTATATGCACCAACTCCACGATCATATACATCATCTAATATTTTCATAGGTATTCCAGTTAATCTTACAATATCATCTTTACCATTAGCTTGATTCTTCGGTTGCTTATATTTCATATTAAACTTTTGTTTATTGGTCACCACCATTTATATCTTCTAATAGATTATTTAATGGTTTAATAAATTTTTGTTTTATGTCAACACAGTAATCTATTTCATTTTTACCTCTATCAGTTCTTCCTCTCTTTCTAATTTCAAATTCAGTCGAACGGTGTTCCCATCCAAACACTCCATCATTACAACGCCATAAATAAAAGATTCTTAAATGAGGAGATTTCTTGAGTAACTCATCCCCCTTTTCTAATTTATTAACACCAAAGAATAATGATTCATATTTATTATGTGGTATTCTCCTTGTTTTCATTTCAATAAAATAATTATCATTATATTTATCAAACTCATAAAATTCACCCATTTCCGGATTTAACTTGGATTTCATTAATTTACCAAATATAGCTTCTAAACTTTGATGTATATCTTCCTCACTTTTAAAACCAAATTCTAAATCACGTTTTTGAATACTATTCATTTATAGTATAACAATAGATTATTATTTTGAATATAACGCATAGGTCAAATTTAGACCTATGATTCAATTCTATTCACAGCAATTTCATATATCTCAGCATCTAATTCAAATCCAATAAAATTACGATTCATCTTCTTACAAGCTACACCAGTTGAACCCGAACCCATAGTTGGATCTAATACAGTATCACCTTCTTTAGAATAATATTTTAATAACCACTCCATGAGAGCTACTGGTTTTTCAGTACTATGTTTACCACGAGTTGATTTAATTTCAAGCATAGATGTTGGTAAGGGTGGATCATATCTTGGTTCGCTATTTCTTAATTTACCATCTTTATCATAAATAAAAACTTTATTTTCTTCTTTTCCATAAAGTCCATTACATCCTTCATCAGTTCTTTTAACTATTTTACATTCTTCTTTAACAACTGAAGTTGGTAAGGGTGGATCATAAAGATGACTTGGTGCTCCGTTACCACCAAGTGTTGGATCATACTTTCTAAAATTAATCTTTTTATCTAAATAACCTTTACCATAATTTTCTTCTTTCTTGACTGTATTTCTTACCTTCTTATCTCTTTTATCATATTCTTCGTTTGGTTGAATTATCTCTTCTTTAACAACTGAAGTTGGTAAGGGTGGATCATATTTGTTTGGTGGTTCTCTTGTAATTGGTTTTTTTCTATCTTTTGTATTATAAGTATCACCATCAATTACATTATTACTTGGTTTCAAAAACTTATGTTTATGAGAACTTAAATCATAAAAAGGTAATTTTTCATAAAAAACATAAACCATCTCATGCTTTCTCATAGGCATCTTTTTTGCACTTAAAAATCCAGCGGGAGCTGACTTGACCCATACTAGGTCATATCTAAACGGGCACTTCTTTGGACAAGAATTAATTAATGAAACACCAAATTTAGTTGTAGTAGTCATAAAGATTGGTGTATTAATTTTTTTGATTCTCATCACTTCAATCCAAAACTTTTCTAAATCTATACAACAATCCCACTTACACGATGTTTGACCGTATGGTAAATCACAGAAAATAAAATCAATTGAATCACTATCTAATCCTTTCATTAATTCTAAACAATCACCATGTAACAATAAACTCATTTTATAATATAACAAATATAATTAATTTTATAATTTAACTTATGGGTCAAATTTAGACCCTTGACCTAATATGGGTCAATAGACATATAATGCTATAGAGAGTTATATTTTACTAAGGTCTAAATTTGACCCATCTAATCAAAAGTTATTAATATTGGATTATCTTCTGTTGCTTTTCTAATATGTAACTTATACATTATTTCTTGTTTAATAAATTTATGATTTTGTAATTCTTCTTCTACTTCTGTTGTTATAATTGGATTAACATGATTTTTACAATATAAACAATTGTTATACATACGACACGCACGGCGAACACTAGGTAAATCACCCCATATATAAATACACATAATATCATTATATGGATCATCACTATTTGTATATGTTGCCCCATCAAAAATATAATCATTCTTAGCCCATTTTATTATCCTTTTTGCCTTAAACATTATCTCACTTTTTTGCTGTGTATTTGGTCTTTGTTTTGGTGATGTAGTTTTCAAATAGTCTTTTAATTCAGTTTCATTTTTTATCTTATCATTATATTGAAATTTCTTCATATATAATTCAATATCTTTCACTATATTACCTTTGCTTAATTTATCATCTATAATTATACCGTGTTTCTTGAACAAGTTAACAATATCCTTCTTTGAATGTGATTTATCAACTAACATTTTATAATTTAATAAAGATATTTTTTTTATCTAATATACTTATAAATGGTTAAAACTCCTAAAGGTGAATTAAGTGGTGCTGAATTAAGAAAACTCATTCGGGCTCACAACATTCTTGTTTCTATTAAAATACCAAAAGGTACTGATAGAGAAGGTTTAATTAAATTGATTGAAAGTAAAGGCTACAAGGTAGATCATAAAAAGAAAGCAATTATTGATGGAATGAAAAATAGACCAAGGAGACCTAAGGTTACATTAGATGAAGCAAAAGAATTAACTAAACCAAAACCTAAAAGTGAATTACAAAAACAAAAATTAGCTGAAGCAAAGGCAGAGAAAGCTGAAAAGAAAAAGAAAGAAGTTAGAGCAATTAAAAAAGAAGCAATAAAAAGTGTAATGGATAGAAAAAAAGAACTTAAACAAAAGACGAGTAATAAAAGTAAGAACGATATGCCTAAACCAAAACAACCTAAAACGACTCAAAAATTAAAGTCTCAAAAGGAAGATGAAGTTAGACCAAAAGAAAAGGTTGGAAGACCTAAGGTTGACCCAAAGAAAATTAAGGTTATTGAACCAAAGAAGAAAGAAGAACCTAAGAAGAAAGAAGAAGGTAAAACTCCTTGGGATTCAGTAAAAGATTTAAATTGGAACAAAAACATAAGAACAAAAATACAACTAATTTTAGATGACGATAAATTTAAATATTATAATATTAAGAGTCAAGAAATAAAAGGAAATAAGTTAATTATTAAATATCATTATAGGAGGTCACGGGCTGAATTATTTGCTGATGACAGAGATGATGAAGAAGAGGTTAAAAACTTAATGAATAAACTTCTAACATCAACATTTACTATCCCTAAAAAATAATTATTCTTGTGCCTCTTTAACATAAGTATCTAATGCTACTGCCTTGCTATGACCCATTACCTTATTATCTTTCTCTAACTCCTTTTTCATATCTCCATATTTACTTGATAAGTATATCTTTCTTAATAAAGTTGTGCTTATTGACTTATCCATATACTTTTTTGAAAATTTAATTAAAACCTTACTTAGTTCGGTTCTAGTTAATGGTTTACCAGTTGAAGTTTTGAATAAAACTCCCATACCGTTCATCTTCAAATAATACCTTAATATCTTTCTTAAATTTTTGTCTTCGATAGGTAAATCTAACTCCTTATATTTTTTACTCGTTTTGTATTGATTTAATACAAAATAGAGTTGCCCCTTGGATGGTACAATTAAATAATTGTTTTCTTTCTTTTCATCTTCACTTAACTTCTTGTATGCTGCTTGATTAATTGCTGTCATACCAGCTACATCATTACGCATAGGCATACGTGAATATATATTAAATAATGTATATGCTTGTAAAAGTTGCATCTCCTTCTTAGTAATTTCATCTTTACTTTTCTTTTTAATTGGTTTTAAATCTTCAGCCATATCATTTATCATCTTAAATATCTCTTCAGTTGTTGTGAAGTTCTTACTTTGCTTATCACTAATAACACCACTCTTTTGTTCGTCGCTATACTTATCATTTAATTCATCACGAAGCTCACCATAAGTTGTTAATAAGTCATCATATTTTTCATCACTATTGAGAGCCATTAATAAAACAACAATCGCATTTAATATGTTACGTTGACTTAAATAATGTAAATCTTTAATCTTATCCATTACATCATCCGGTTTTGAAAGGAAATCATAATTATCAGTATCATATAATTTTTGAAGTTTTTTCAAATTAACTTCATATTGTTTTACTGTGTTTGCCTTCACATTAGGTCTTGCCTTTTGAATATCTTCACTTACATTACTTGAATCTATCTTCATATTTATACTATAAAGATAGATTATTTTTAAGGTAAAAAAAACGAGAAAAACTTAGATTAATCAAGTTTATAATCTTTTAAAAAATCGGGATTTATATGAAAAACTAACTCCTCAGTTAATTGTTTTAAAGCTTCATACTTTTCTTTCTCCTCCTCATACAACTTCTTGTATTTATCACAAGAAAAATATTCAACAACTTTTAACCACCACATTTATATCTTAATTTAGAAAATAATTTAAGCAAAATAACAAGAAAATTGTCCGTTTTCAATCTTAGCAACCTTCAGCATTTCAAGATAGACACGGAGAGTGTAAGTATCAGCGGGTAATCCAGTTGCCTTGTAAGTTAAATCCATACCCTTGTTATTTACACGCTGACCCTTATTAGGTCTAATAGCAGTCCAGCGGAAAAGACCACCAACACCAGCAGCCCCGCTACTCTGGACGTGTCCCTCCATAGTTTCAGAGGTTAGTGCCGATACACCACTCGTTTGGTATTCATCACGTGTAACCATGGGGACTTTACCCTCCGCAGACTGTGTAGTGTGGAATAGGAGGGCGGGGTTCTTGCGGTCAACATTAAACTCATATAAATCGTTGTATAGGAGATTTACCGATAAACTTTGAGCCGCCGGAACATCCTTCGCAGTAACACCATTTAGGAGAGATACTGGTGTAAAGTTTTCATTACGCTGAAGACCCATAATGACCTTTGATACAAGGCGACCATTACCACCAAGTTGGAAAGTAAGGTCGGTGAATGCTGCTTGGTCTCCAGTTCTCTTTGCTAGTCGGTAATCAGCATACTGAAAGGTGAGAGACGGATTCTGCTGCTTATACTTCTCCATTACTTCACCATCAAAACTAATAGAATCATAAATAAGTTTTACTTCATCTTGATTAATTTGATATTCAACTGTGTTAGAACCAGCATCACTATTAGCAACACACATACGGCGAGATAGACCAGCAGCAGAGAGGGAACTAGTAGTCGGTTGGAATTCAATATCAATATGAACTTCTTGGTCTATCATAAATAGTGGTAACTGATTAAATTTAAGGAACGGGAAAAGGTCGCTTAGGTAAACCGAATATACTGGGGCATCAGCAATAGTCTGTGCCGAAGCAGCACTATGAAGCTGAAAGGGTAGAAGCTGGAATGTACCAGCACCACCGGCAGCGGGAACAGTTGCGTTGCGTCCAACATCTAAACCAACCTTCTTTGCTGAATTTCGTGGCTTATCAGTTGTGTCTGCGGTGCGGTCATCATATATCGGTTTATGAGCTATACACCTCTGCGATAAGAACTGTTCTCTTTCTTTATTGTCTTCGTTTGAAATAAACATAGACTGATATGCGTGGAACTGATCGTAATCATCAATCTCACATACAGTTGAATTCGAAATTCGAAGAGCGGCGGATTTAACAAGGTTAGATATACCAATATTGAGAGGATAGAAAGCAGTTGTAGTTGTGAGGGGAGTTACAGCAAGAGTAACCTTGGAATTAGAATGAAGGAAACCGGCGACACGCTGAAGGGTAAATCGCACACGATTCTGCGAGAAAGTAACTGGGTCAATTACATCTGTGTGTAATTTCTGTCCGTAGGATGAGGGAATAGCACCAACTTTAATGAGGTCGGGAATGCGGTCTTGAGATACATCGGGTTTAGAATCCATTTTTATATTTATAAATATATAAAAAAAACAAAAATAAATTTAATAAAAAAATTAATTAATAGAAAAAATACTTACATAACGACTTGAACACCTTGACCCGACCATGCTACAACAACCTTGGACTTAATGAATAGATATGCCGATACTGGATTACCGTCATCCAAACCGTTAGTCATTTGAATAGAAAACTGTGCTTGGCTGAAATCAACACCTTCACTATCTAACATATCATACAGAACACCAACACCATAGGCTGCTCCGGTATCGGGAATCAATCTATAACCGGTTACAGCATTCTTTGTAGCGGTGTAATTTCTATTACTATTGAGTGGGGAAACCGTAGTCCTTGTGTGTACCTTTTCGGGAATAATAGAAGACATAAAACCCTTAATAACTTGAGAATCAACAACCGGTGTATCATTAGAAGCACTATGAACTGAATCCACCTCAAATGCCGAGGGGAAGCGTTCACCATTACGAAGGAAGGAAATTGTTTCTAGATCAGCAACAGCACCATCATCAGTACCATTTGCCGCTGCTGCTTTCGTAGGCATGTAAGTAAGGAAACCATCTTGTGCTAAATTATTAACAAAGTTAGATGGAACAAAATTCACAAATGATGCTAAAACTTTAGATAATCCAAGATTAAAGTTGATAATACTATTTGTTGATTCGAGAGTAGAGAAATACGATGTAATAGAGTTAAATGTTAGAAGACCACTATCGGGTGAAGGAACACCATACTCAACCTCACAAGCAACTTCAAGATTACTTAATTCATAGAAGGCATTAGAGACATTAGCAGTTAAAGCATCGCTAGAATAAAATACTTGTGAATCCGGTGCTAAATGAATTTCAATTTCTAGGGGGACTTTTGATAATGGGAGTTTATCCGCACCAAGAGTTAAACCCGACGGTAGTGGAATACAAAAGGGAGATTCTCTTGTGTTGCGAATAACACTATCACGATATGCTTGATAATTAGGATAGATTAAAGCAGTTTCACCAAGGTGTCCAGCAACATCTTGCATACCAGCCATCACCGGCATATAAGAAGCCATAAATCGTCCATAATGTCTAATATGTTCTATAACTTGTTTTGTTTCTGCGTGGCGAAAAACTAACTGATCTATTACTGAATAAATCCCTAATTTATGAGAACCACGTAACTCACCAGCTAAACCAGCCTCGGGGTGTGCGTCTCCAGCAGCATTACGCCATATATTTAAATCACCACTTAATCTTAGAGAACTTAAATCTAACATAGCATCTTGTCTACCTAGCGTTATTGTAAGTATTGGATTACCACGGGCGAAAGACACCTTACCAGTAGAAGGCACGTTGTTTGGCTGAACGGAAAGATACTTTTTAGCAACACTCATTTTATATTATACTATACATAAAATAAATAACAAATAAAAAATTAAAAAAAATACATAGAAAATATAGTGGGTCTAAATTTGACCTTACTACAATTATAGTCTATATGATATAAATTCTATATGGGTCTATTTTGGGTCATAGGTCTATTATTGACCCATTTACAAAGTAACCATAACTGAATCACCCTTGATACTAATTCTACGAAGATGAAACATGAAGCAGTAGAGAAGCTTGTTGTGACTCGGGCTTCTATCACTACCATCAGCAGCAGTTTCATTATACAATAACTGTAACTGATTTGTCTTATTATTTAGATTAGCAACTCCATCGTTTAATGCGTAAGCACGACCAATTAAGAAATTTCTATTGTAATCAACAAAAGACCTTGGAATAATACCAGCTTGGTTGAGTGCTTTTTCTAACTCAATTAGAGGTTGTGCCGCAATAGATACACCCTTATTAATTTTTGATACAACAATAGGTCTTGATGGAACTAATTTATCATCTACTAACATTTGATAAGAAGTCAACTGATCTATAATACCAACTTGACCACTACGAATACTATGAAGGCGACCATCCATAGTATTAACCTCTTCATCATAACAACCACGTAGACCACCAATTAATTCAGCAGTATTTAATACCTTCGCATCACTCGGCATAACAATCATAGACTTTGCCCTTGTATTTGAAACTTGCATATTAATTGTAGCATTACGATTGCTTGATAATAGAGAATGTTTGTAATTGGTTACACTAGGAATATCAATCTCAATACTACCACCATCTCGCATCTTCTTCATCATACCAGCTTCATATCGTGGGTCTACACCTACTTTTTGAATTACCATCTCCATATTGGAAATTTCACAAGTAGCGGGGTATGAAGTTCTCTTTGCGATTAATTCAGTTGAAGTGTCGGCAGATTCTACTCGCCTTTGGTCTAGAGCAGCAGAGAAAAGAACAAAGTTATTTGAGGTTGCTTCTAATCCAGTCCCACTATTGCTATTTTGGAAATTAGCAAATGTAAGTTTAACGTAACCACCATCCATAGTAATATCAGTAATTACTGGATAGTTTTGCGCTCCCGTCTGCGTCAAAGCACATTCTTGGAGTGGGTCAGTTGCCGAACAAATACCAACTTTTTCACCTTTCGTAAAAGGACAATTCTCAACTGAAGTCATATTATTTTGTTTGCCTAAAAATATAGAATCTTGGTTAGCAGCATTATCAATTGCTAAAGCAGCACCACCAGCATCTACACCATGAAATACTGGGTTTTGTTTTAGACGGCGATTACGATTAACACTATCTAACTGCTTGATAAAACGTGCTGGGTCTTCTAAATCCACTTCGCAAAATAATCCCGAAGTTAGTAAAACTGGAAATACCGAAGCTCCACCATCCGCAAATAGTCCGGCATGGATTGGGAGTGATAGTTTAGCAGTTAAGAAATCATCAGCAGTCCCCCAATTACGAGCAGCGGGAACAGTACCAACCGGTTTGTAATATGGGTTAGAAGATAAATCAATAAGGTTAGAAACCGAAGTCCCAAGAGTGCCTCGGTTCTCAACAGTATCAATTAAACAACCTTCTTTTAATGCTCTCATCTTTCTCATACTATCATCACTATCATAAGAATACTGAATTTGAACTTTGGCGTTGTATTCAGTAATTTCTTCTAGAAGAACAGCACGATTGCCGGAATAGATTCTTAAATTTTTGACTACCGATTGTCCCCCGATGAATGGATCTAACTGAAGACGAGTTGGAACATCACCCGCTGGGACAGCAAGTTTGATATCGAACTGAAGATAAGAATTTTTACCATCCATAAATTTAACCGTTGGGGGAATTTCAAAATCTACACGTCTACCCGATTGTCCAGCAGTCCCCGAATAGGAACGACCGTTGGTTGAAGGAATAGATACTTGGGTCTGTGAAACTTTAATCTTCTCATCATTACGCCAATAAGAACTCATTTTATAATATGTAATATAAAATAAATATCAAAAATAAATTTAAAAAAATAAAAAAAATTACTGAGTTCGTCCAACAGCTTGAGTAACAACGTCCGCAGTAGTTTCGCCCCTTGCTTGAGAACTAATATCTTTTTGTGCTTCTTCTTTACTTTGTTCTCCCGCTTCTTCTTCACCAACACCTTCAGTTATAGAACTAGCAAGACTTATTGTTGCCCCAAGTGCTTCTAATCCAATAGACCACGGAGTTATACCACCAGTAGCAACTCCCGCAACTTCTAATGATGAACCAATAATATTACCAATATTACCAATACGAGAAGCAGTATTACTACCAAAAATATCCATATCGCTTTTACCCTCAATTATTCGTCCTACATCTTGGAAAGCATCAATACCGCCTCCTAATCCAGCAACACCAACTTTACCCACAGTTGCCGCTTTACCAGCAAACTTACCAATTGTTTCAGCAGCAACTTCAGCAGAACTTTTAACACCAGCACTACCGGCAACTTCACTTGCTTCTTCTGCTCCCTTTTCTGCTGTATATACTTCACTTGTCGCACCACCTTCACCTACATTTTCTACAGATGTATTTAATTCTGCTTCTACTAATGGCGCTCTTTCTGCTCCCGCTTCTCTCGCAAATATTTCTTCTTTTGATGCGGCAACATCTTTAAAACCTCCTATTTGTTTTGCTACGTTACCTTTCTTACCAATCACCGCTAATTTACCACCACTCGTAGCACCACTCAAAATATTCTTTTGTAATTTAGAACTTCTATCTTGGTCTTCTTCTAAATTAGCAGTATCTAATTGTTCTACTAAACTATTATTAAAATCTTGGGTTGCTTGGTTTATCTCCCTTGCTTGTTGAGTTTGTGCGTTGGCTTGACTAATACTTGCTCCCGAACCATACAAATCCATTTTATATTATAACACAGTTTTTTATTTTTTTTAATTTAAAATAATTTATTTTCACCATCAGCGATTTTAGTTTCAAATCTAATATATGCTGATGCGGGATTTGTTTGCATATCTAAATATAAAAATGAATATGGAGCATCTTCAATTGCTTTCTTATACAAATCAAGAAATATATTTGGGAATAAATCACCGTATTCTTCATTTATCTTTTCTAACTCTTTATTATTTTGCTGTTTCATAATAATTACATCAGTAGCATTATTACGAATCAAACCACTAACAGCCCGAAATGATTGAGTTGTAAAAGCAAGTAAACCAATACCATAGTGCCTAAATCTAGTAGCAAGAAATGAAACCGCATTTGTCTTTTTAAAATCTTTAGTTAAAATATCATCTAAAACCATCGCTACTGTTGGTCTCTCAAAGTCTTCATATTTCTTTTGAGATTCAATTATATCAGTAATCATTTCATCATTATAATGATCTTCACAATCAAAATATTTATTCATTAATTTACCCTTGGGGTCAGCATTAAGAGTGTTACTTATAATTTTCACTATATCGAATTTGTCTTTATACATATCCGGATTACATAATAGATTTACAAGGAGATTAGATTTACCTTGTTTGACTGAACCAACTATCAAAAGTAAACTTGGTGGTTGAGGTAAGTGAGGATGAATATCATTAAATCTATCATCGGGGTCGGGGTCTTTCACTTTGAAAACCTTGGGGGGTGATTTCTCCATTTATAATATATTAGATATATTTTATTCTAGAAATAAACTAAATATTAAATCTTCGGGGATTCTATATCTATCTTGTTGAGTTGTCCCTTTAGCATTTTTTTTACCACCATCACTTGATAATAAATGGGCTCTTTTTAATCTATCAGCATTACCTAAATTAGTTTTATGTAATGTATTAATCATATTACCACAAGTGCCTTTACCATCGCATAATTTAGGTTTAAAATCTTTTCTATTAGTCCATATACGAGTTCTCTTTCTATAACCCCAGTTTGAATACATACAGTAATCAACTACATAATTATTTAGTTCTTTCATAAATATTCTATCTTTCATTTTACTTGATGCTGGGTTTTCTATAAACCAATAATGTGGATTAAAATAATCAATTATTTCAAGAGTTTTTAAAACTAATTTATCATCTTCATTCATTTCTTTTTCTTGGATTTCTTTTGTATATATTTGACCTTTTCTCATTCTACCTAACCAAGAATCTTGAAGCTTACTATAATTAGTACACGGAGGTGAAGCCCAAACAATATCAAACTCATCTTTAGAATATTGTTTATAATCAAAATCCATTATGTCTACTTCGTGTGTAGCTGGTAATATCATATCAACACTAAC